ATGAAAGAGATGAAAATTCTCCATGAAAAAGTGGAGGGCATCTTCGGTTATCGCCAAATGACCCTTCACATGAATAGACAGTTTAAAGAAAGATTGAATCATAAAAGAATTTATCGACTAATGAAAGTGGTTGGCTTACGCTCGATCATTCGTATCAAGAAAAAACGTTATAAACGCTCCGTTCCCCAACAAGTGGCAGAGAATATCTTAAATCGGGAATTTACCGCAACAAAACCAAATGAAAAGTGGGTGACGGATGTGACAGAATTTAAGTATGGTTCATCAAAGAAGGCATATTTAAGTGCCATTCGGGATCTTTATGATGGATCCATTGTTAGCTATGTTTTAGGACATTCGAATAATAATGAACTTGTATTCCAAACGCTTGATCAAGCAACCGTACTTTTATTGGAGGAAGAACATCCAATTATCCATAGTGATCGAGGGTATCAGTATACTTCAAAAGGTTTTAAGCTTAAAGTAGACGAGGCAGAGATAACACACAGTATGTCACGAGTTGGAAAGTGTATTGATAATGGTCCAATGGAGTCTTTTTGGGGGACACTGAAATGCGAAAAGTATTATTTACACAAATATAAGACCTTTGAGGAACTTTCTCTTGCGATAGATGACTATATCCAATTTTATAATAACAATAGATATCAAAAACGATTAAACGGCCTTAGCCCTATGGAATATAGAGTTAAAGCCGCTTAGATCTTTTTTATTATTTCCACTGTCTACTTGACAGGGGGCAGTTCAATAACGCAGCCCTACCCAAATGATTTGGGTCTTTTTAATTATTTTTCATTGTCTAATTTTGTCGAAAATGTAGTAATATTTCCACTTAAACTGTAAAATATTTGTTACTTAGTAGAAAAAATCAGGGGGAAATTCAATGAAAAAAATTTTAATATTAATTCCTGCGTTGACACTATCTTTAATAGTAGGTTGCGGAAATCAAGAAGAAGGAACGAAAAAAAGTTCTGAATCTGGAAATAAAAAGGAAACTACAGTAAATACAAGTGAAGAAAAAGAGACGAATAATGAAGTCTATTTTAAAGATAATGAGGCAAAATTAGTTGATTTAAAAATCAAAATCACAGAGACTAAAGTTATTCAACCGGGTGAAAAAGGAAATGAATATGGAGAAAAACCTGTATTTGCAATTTGGTATGAAACAACTAATTTAAGTGATAAAGATATTGATCCAACTACTGGATGGATGGCAGTATTCGAAGCAGTACAAGATAATAATACTAATTCAGTTAATACTCTTGAAGTTGGCGGGCTTCCAGATGATCAATTCCTTGATTCTCAACTAGAAACAATTAAAAAAAATGGAACAGTTAAAAACGCGGTAGCTTATGAATTAGATGATTTAGAAACTCCTGTAACATTAATAGCTACACAAGGATTGGGTGGCGATAAATTAGGCGAACAAAATTTTAATATTAAATAAACGTTTTATATATAATAATAAAAGCCTTTCTCATATGAGTTGGGCTTTTAAAATCTCTGAGCAAATAAAATATCCATAAAAGGCACTTTAATTGTTTCTGAGAAATTCTCTATATGAATTAATTTAGTATTACCATCCATTTTAACTACTTTACCTCTTACAGGATCTTCTCTCTTCCATACAGTTAATCTAAGTTCAGCTTTATCCTCTAATGCTTCTGTTAAAGTATTGGCAAGTTCCTCTAATTCAAACTCGTCTCGGCTTGGTCTTGATGGCTTTTTAACCTTCTTAGGTTTTGTTAACGTCATAATTATGCACCTCTCCTTACTGTCCGTACTGGTCCAACCGATAAAATATTACTTATCTTAAAAGTACGTTGCTGATTACGAGTAAAGCAGTAAGCACTAAACGATTCTTCATTAAGTTTGATGACTTTAATCCTACGTTGACTAATTTCTTCTTTTGTATTTAGATAAATCATTTCTAAAACTTCACCATTCATAACAGCTCTTTTAAGTAAACCTTTCATCAGTTAGACTCCCTTTTGGATATTATATGCGAACGTCCGTTCGAAAACAACATTGAAATAGAACAATTGTTCTTATATAATTATCCTATCGAAAAGGAGATGGGGATATGTTAAAAGACCGGGGTACGAAAAAGTGGGTAGCGATGATGCTGCCTGAACATGTTGCAGGAGTAAAAGAAGTTATTGAGAGCCAAAATAAGATTGCACAACCTACATTAGACGAAGACAAGTTGAATGATATAGATATATTGATCCATGAAGCTATGGAATATAATCAGCTGCTAAAATACAGTCTATATAATAATGGTTACATAGATACTTTGATTGGCCGCACTGTTTACATAGATTATTTAAACAACCAGCTACGTATCCAGGATGAAAATAATCAAATTCATTACATCTCTTTTAGAAAGTTAGTGGATGTTGAAAAAGTATAAACGGAGCAGAGCATATGAGCAGACTAACCGAAGAAGAAAGAAACATATTCGAAAATGCTATATACTTTCCAATGTTGTTGACTGTGCTTGATCGTGATTTAAAAGTTGCTAATGCAGCTCCCTTTAAGCTTAGGCAAGTCTATATAAACTTAATTGAACATACAATGAAAAAAGTTCAAAAGGACATGCGTGAAAATAAAACAAAGATGTATAAGAATAAGTGGAAACTAACAAAGGGAGAGAACGACGGGTATTTTACCGAGTACAATTTCTATTTTAGCGGGTACCATGAGGTGCATAGATACTTTAATGACAACTTACGGAATAACACAGAAAAGCTGCTTAATTATTATTTTTTACATCATCATTTGGATTAATCACAGGAAAGTTATCTAAGAAGGTATCGATTAGAAGTTTTAAATTTGAGGAGTCTTGTGTGGATTCGTACTGTTCTTTCAGCATTAGCAATATTTCATAGTCGGTCATTTTATCCCTCCTTTCATACTAAGGAGGTTTCTTTATTGTGGAAGTAAATTCCTTTCTGTTCACGAAATGACAAGATAAACATTTGTCTATTATTCTCAAAAAATAGCAATAATTGTATTTTTGTTGTAAATTATAACCTATAATAAATAAAAATTTCAGGAGGGTACAAATGAAAGAAATATTATACTTGGATACAGATTTAATGAATTCTCTTATTGCTCAAATTGATAAAGGGATCATTAATAATTTTTCTCATGAGCAATGGGAACAACAAATAGAATCTGCTGGACAACAAACTTCACGTGGAAAAAGTGCAGGTATCAACGCTTCTGCCTCTACTGGAACTAATGCGTTACCTGGCTTCAACGTTTCTTTAGGAGCTAACATTGGTAATAATGGGAATGAAACATCTGTAGAATCAAAATCTTTTCTGGATAGCCAAAAAGACATTTTAAATAAAGCATTTCATGATTACTCTATCGTTTTGCTTATTGAGAAATTAAAAGAAAAAGAGTTAATTAAGGAAATCGATAGTACTGTCGAAGGTGATATTTCACTTTTTACAGCTCCATTTAATTATTATGATTTTGAAATGATAAATAATATGATTGATCTTGAAAGCTTACGTTTTATGATGTCACAAAACTATTCCGAAAAAGACTTATTAGAAGCTCAAAGAATCATTAAGAAAAAAAATCCAACGGTTGCTGAAAGAGAAAAAAAAGAGTGGGCTTTAAATGTTATAAATGAGGACTTAGGAACTGAGGCTGCTATAAAGGGATTTAAGTTAATTAATGTAGTCAGTGGATATTTTTCTAAAACCTTAGGAAACCTTTCAATTATTAAAACTAATAATGTACTTGGTATCATAAATAAAAATTCATTACGAATATCTTCTGAAGCTCTTTATCTTCGTCCTGATAAAAAAAGAAAAGTTACAATTCTAGCCAGAGTTATTGGGAATAAGAAAAAGGTATCAACTAAAATTGAGGAAAAATTTGATTTTTCTCCAGAAAATTTAGATATCGTACCTGAATTCATGTTCGATGTAATGCTTGGTTCTTTTAATATATTAAAAAGTGGAGATTATTTAGTAACTCCTATCGCTATTTTTTATGAATAACATCAAATAAGCTTTCTCTAGATTTCTTTTTCATAGCAAACAAGTCTGAATTAGTTTTAATACTTTCTCTAATTTCAATAGATTTTTCCTTATTTTTATTCGCTAAATTCTCATATTCTTGATTGAGTTTTTTCATATCGCTAAATGTATCTTTATATATTTTTTCGGTTTTCTTATACAACATCTAACCACCACCTTATAAGTAATCTTATCTTATCATGTAATAAATTATTCAAAAAGAAAATTATTGTTAAAAATTACAAGGCCCTTCTCACTAAAGAGAAGGGCTCGTGTGTGAGATAATCATGCTGTATAACTATTTTTTATATCCATCCGTATTATTTTATGCGGATTTTTTGTTTTGGATAGATTAAATTAGGGTTTTTAATACTAGGATTTAACTTTTGTATTGCCGCTACTGATGTTTTATATTTCTTAGCAATCTTAGTAAGGTTTTCATTATTCTTCACAATATGATAATCCGACTTAGTTGCTTTGGCAGTAGTTTCAGAAGGATTAATCCAGCTACCTGGCACCCCTTTTTTAGTTGTGACATTAATCATGCCTTGGGATTCATTAAAGACATAGTACTTGCCTTTTGGTACGGTTGTCTTTTTATCTTTCTTAGACTTAGCATCTGCTGCAGTAGCATAACCGTTATGCTGTTTAGTCACTTGATAAGTTTTTACATTTTCTTTTGTAGAAGAAGTTGTTTTCTTTGGCTTTTCCACTTTCTCTTCTGGAAGGTCTTTAAGAAATAATTCCTTCTCTTTCGCTCTTCTTTTAACCAATCCGTTTAATACTTTATTTCCTGATTTTATCCATACATCAAATTGATCAGCTGCTTCTTCATATTTCCCTTGATTTAGTAATTCAAGCAAAGTACTTCTTTGTAATGCACCTTCACCACAATTATAAGTAAATGATACAAGCGCATCAAATTGATTTTGATTAAGTGGTACTTTTACATTTTCGTTTACTGCCTTCTCAAACCGTGCAACATCTGATTTTAGATATGCATCTGCTTGTGCTTGTGTAATTTTCATATTTTGTTTTACATCAGGACCATAGTGGCCATAACCGATTGTCCAATGTTTTTCCGTTGAAACTGCTTTATATGCAGTTAGACGTACACCTTCAAAGCTTTTAATCAACGCAAGTCCATTGTTTGATAATTTCATTTTCATTCCTCCGTTTTTATAAAAATAAATAAGAGCAGCTGTTAAGCCACTCTTATTTCCCCTTATTTCTTAATACCTCTACTAGATTCTTAATCTGATCTGGTACTCCTACTCCGATTTTCCCAGCATTTTCAATTATGGAAATTACCTCATTAGCTAAATAAAACCAAATAACTGCCTGCATAAGCATACTATCTGTTCCGATTGCTTTGTCAGAAAGATGAGCAACAGCGACAATGAAGAATATCATTACTTTTTTAGCGATACCCCGAAAGCCGATTTTACTTGAAAGCTGGCCATTATAACCCGCTGCGATTAATCCAGTTGCATAATCTATAATTATAAATGTTAATAAAATCCCAACCAATGGCGACCATCCTCCAAATAAATAACCTGTGATACCTCCAAATGCTGTTACTACTAATTTGAAAAAAACATCTAATCTTTCCACTTTCCTTCCCCCTATTTTCCGAAAATAAAAAAGCCTATTCGGCTTCTGTTCCTACAATTGATTCGATTACCTTTTCTTTGACTTTAGCTTGCAAACCACTGATGTCATTCGCGATTGGAGTGTATTCCTCGAATGTTAAAGGAATATATCCATTTAAATTGATTGTTTGATGCTCATGTGTTGCAAAAAAGTTAACATTAACCCCACTAACAACACCTTTTGAATACGCGATATTTACGCTTGTTACTTCAATTGTAATCATTATTTATTTTCCTCCTTATTTTCATTTTCGCTTTCTTCAAATACTTCACAAAGATAATCATATGCTTCTGCATCTTTTCCGCTGACTTCCTCATCATAGTCAAATACGATTTCTTTCACTGTTTTGAGATAACCAGTAGCATCGCCTCCTTCAAGAATGAACTCTTCATCGAATAATTCCTTTTGCTGTTCTTTAAAGCCTTTTACATCTTTGATATCGTATTGGCCATCTTTCTTTTTCGGATTTCCCTCTTCATCTACTCCAGCATATTCTTTCAGCAATTCTTGTTCTTCTTCCACAACTTGTTTCCACTTTTCTTGCATAGCTTTAACAAAGCGAGAACGATGTCGAGATTGTTTTCCTTTAAGTGTTAGGTTATATAAAAATTCTGTTACTGATGGTAAATAAGATACTTTGATTGCTATTTTCATGTGTTTTTCCTCCATAATAAAAAGCTGACCGAATTTTACGATCAGCTTTGCTTTTAATTTTTTTATGCTGCATAAACAGCTTTTTCTAATTCTTCTACTCTGCGTTTTAAAACAAAGTTTTCAACTTCTAATGCTTTATATTTTTTATCCAACTCTTGAATGGCAAACCATGACAAACTATTCATCATGTACTGTTCTACACCGTCTCCATCTACAACACAGGATGGCGTTTTATATCCTTCACCAATGACCAATCCAATACGAACTCTGTCCTTACCTTGAGAAACTTCCGAACGTAATCGGTAATCATAGATAGTTGCACTATTAATAATAGCTAGTGCACTATCAGTGTGCGGTCTAATATCCTGCTTATATTTGGCCAGTGAAGCAGTGGGAAATGAAGATGCACGTACAGGTACATAGCTATCTGTTGTATTTTCTACTGTTGCTCTCACTTCTCCGCCGCCAGCAGGCTTAATATAAATATTAGTGCCGCTTGCTCCACTATTTCTCTGAAGAGTGTTAGCAAATATTTGTCTAGCTCTAAAATCAAGATAAGTATCTAAGGTATTTTCCCTTGTAACTCTTAATTCTCCGCTTCCGGCAGGTTTGATATACATATTTCCGCCATCAACACCGCTATTATTTTGAAGAGTGTTTGAGAATACTTGTCTTGCTCTTATATCAACATAGTTTTCCGTAGTGTTTGCAGCTGTAAATCTTACTTCACCAGTTGCACTAGGCTTAATATAGATATTCACGCCGCTAAAATCGTTATTATATTGAATAGTATTAACAAGCGCTTGTCTTGCCCTCATATCACCATCAACGAATAATACATTATCACTATTTCCAGCACGTGTTAGCGTGATTCCGTTTGTTGCTTCTATCCGCATATCTTGACCACTAAATATGTGCATACCCAAACCTTGTACGCCAGAATTTATAGTTTCGTTTGCAAAGAAATCTATGAATCTAGCGCCGTTTTTATCAGAAGTTCCCGAGTGAACCGCGCGCTGTGTTGTGATTCCTTTGTCAGTTAACATAGTTGCTCTACCACCCGACGAATCAACTCTTTCCACTCCGCCGGACTTTTTACTTGTAATACCTACACGAACCACACCATTATAACTATCAAAAGTAGATACATATGTCGCTATACTAGAAGCGCCAAATATTCGAGTGATTGTACCCGTAGAAGAAATATTTCCCCCTGTAATCTCTGTTGTATCTCCGCTTGCTGTTGATATAATCCTAACGCCACTTAATGTTCCTGTTTTAATGTTGCTGGCATTAAGATTTACAACACTTACTTTGGCTGCATCCAATGTTCCTGTAGTTACTTTCCCCGCATCCAAGCTAGTGATATTACCGTTTCCTACTTTAAAGGTGCCGTTTACAGTAGTATTTCCATCTAAAATAAGGTTCTTCCCTTGTATTAGGATACCTTGCGGATTTAAGTTAATTTGAGTCATTAAATCATCTTTTGTAACTCTTAGATTGATAGCATCCGATAATTGAGATATTTGTGATACGGTTGCCATATCTTCGGGTGCTGGTGTCCAGTCGGTAGGTTTATTTCCTTTCTCTACTTTAGCTTCTTTATATTGGACAGTATCACTAGGTGTAGTAGCTGAACTATGTCGAATAGAATACTCTATATGACTAATATCATCCCTATTTTGGATTGTTGCAGTTACAACCGAATAGCCTTCTTCATTGGGTTTTATAATCGAACCTCTATATTGAGTATAAGTCCCATTGGTATACCTAACATGAAGCATTATAGAAGCTTCTTGATTAGTAGGTTTAAGATAGATACGACCAGTCAATGTCATTCCTTTTGACCAATGCTGTACTTTGTCAGCGAAATAAAAATCCCATCCACCGAAAGTTGCGGTTTTAAAATCGCTAGAAGTGTTTTGGACAAGATTTCTCCCGCCTATTTCTAAATTATTTAAATCGGTTTGCACACTTGAAATGGTACTCGTCAAACTGCTTGCTGTTTGGGTAAGTGTGTTAATACTTTCCTCAGCATTGGTGATTCGTGATTGTATCCCTGTTGCAATCTGAGTAACACTAGTGATGTTTCCTTCTGCATCTGAAACGCGATTTTGAAGACCTTTTGCTGTTTGAGTGAGCGTACTAATATCGCCCTCTGTATTTGTTATTCTGCTTGCTAAACTGCTTGCAGTTTGTTGTAAAGAACTTATATTCCCTTCTACAGTTCCAACCCTTGTCGTAAAGCCGTTCACCGTTTGTTCTAATGTACTAAATTGTGATACGGTTGCCATATCTTCAGGCGCTGGTGTCCAGTCGGTTGCTTTGTTTCCTTCTTCCACTTGAATTAAGGCAACATCTATCGAAGTGAAATTACCTAATGTTAATCGAATGGTAAATCCTGCATCGGTAGTGGAAGCTGTTAAAATAGCTCTATGCCACTCTCCATCAGCTATGAAGTTTCTGTTTTGAGCTCTACCGCTATTGTTCGCTCTATTTACTAAAAACGGAAGTCCGTTTCCTGTCCCAAAACTTGCCCCTTGTGGTAAACGATAATAAAGAGACACAGTATATATTTTTCCAATTTCAAGATCTATTCCTTTTTGGATACCGATATCCGTTCCTGTACCGTTTTTAGTTATATTATAAGCATCATACCCTTTAAACTTTTCTGAAAGTTTAGTTACTATACAGGTACCACTCGCGCCACCATAAGTAAATTTAGTCCATTTAGAAAAATCAATGGAATTTTTCATTAAATTCCTTCCACCGATTTGTAAATTATCTAAATTGGTCTGAACTTGTGAAACAGAAGAAATAATTCCATCTGCTTTAATATCAAGACTAGCTATATTGCTATTAATAGTGTTAATATTTGATTCTGTAGAAGAAACACGATTAGTTATACCATTTATCGATAAATCAATTTGAGACATCTTACTTGTATAAGTAGATGTATCAACTTTTCCTTTCAAAGAAGAATCAACTTGTGCCTTTGTATAAACATCCTCGGCTTTAGCCATGAGCGATATTTGTCCAGCCATAGACTTGATATTGCTCTCTGTGTCGGATACTCGCCCCGTGAGTGTGTCTACACTTGTTTTAGTTGCTCTTAACTCTATTTTTTCATCTAATGCTGTAATTACCGTTTGCTGTTCCGATACAACTCCATCTAAATTAGATAGCGTTCTAATTGTTGTAGTTAAAGAATTATTAATCGTATCCACATTTTGTTCAATGGTGGTTATCTTGCCGCCTGCTTCTGCTAAATCATCACTTATTGATCCCACTTCTGTCTCTAAAGAAGTAGCTTTATTTAAAGCATTTTGAGCATTTTGTTTTGCCGTATTAGCCACATTAACCGCATCAACTGCAATACTATTAACAGCACTTGCCGTATCCAATGCATCTTGCGCTTTATCAAATGAAGTTTGGGCATCTTCAATAGCTTTTTGTGCATTTTCGGTTGCTTCGTTAGCTCTCTTAAAAGCATCCTCTGCTCGTTCTGTAGCTTCTGCAGCTTCTTCTTTCGCGACATTAACATCCATATCCACGATTAGTTGCCATTGTTCTCCATTCCATCGATACGTTTGTGTATACTCTCCATCAATGACCTTAAACCATAAGTCACCTTCGATAAACTCACCGACAGGCTCTATAGGGCCGTAGTAATTTTTATTTTTACCGTTAGCTGCATCAATTATTTTTGTCGCATTATCCCAGATACCTGCACGATCATTTATTTTCCGTTCAAGCTTATCAACACGATTATCTAACTCTGCATCATATAAATTGATAAACTGGCCAAGTTCTACTTTTCCGGAATGTTTTGGGTCCGCAACATCGTATTCAAAGGATATCACTCTTTCTTCTGCTTCAATTGGTTTGGCAAAAGAACGGTCTATAGCTACTGTAATATCCCCTAAGCGAACTTTCTCATGTTCATATCCCGTAAGTTCTTCCATTAAAAAAACATCCATCTCATAATTATCGAGTGGATGCTTTTGTTCTTGAAGTGCGTTCCAGGTTTCTAATAATAATTGTGCTGGGTCTTCCTGTTCACTGGATTCGAAAATTCCGAATCGATGGCGAGTGGTACCGTCTTTATTTGGACGGCCATAAATACTTAAAGCTTCCGGATCGCCAATCCACTCTTGACCTTTTGGCTTGTCAACTGGATATCCGTTAGCTTTTTTCCATTCTACCTCTGCAAAAGAGATTTTACGGGAAAAACCGCCAGTAGCGTTTCCATCTTCATCTTCTAATTCAAGTGAAGCGCCACGACCATAGAGAGCCGTTTTGGGATAGGATTGTACTTGGTGACGGATACTTAGGATATCTTTATCCATTTCCCAACGCTTACCTGTGTCCGTTCCACGCATGGTTAAAATATCAATATATCTACCTACGATTCTATTACCTTGTATTTCCACTCTATCGCGGATTTCTCCGCCCCAGGTATTTACGATTTTCTCGATAGCTTCTGTTACACTTATATAATAAAAGTTTGTAGAGTTTAATCCAAAGTTATCACTGGTTTGTCCTACTTGCCATCTTACCCCATTTAAAGCACTAGTAAGAGCAGCACGTAAAGTGGTGTTGTATGGTCTTACATCTGTGATAATCTCGTCATTTAGCTCAAGCATAGCAGGCTCACAAATGGCGTGTATCTCTGGTCCAGATTCTCCATCAATTCGTTCAGGTTCTTTAATTACAAATAGCCTAAATGCTCCGTCTTTATCTATAAAAGCTACTTGGTTTTCAGCTATGATATATTTCGAATCTTCATGTGTTCCATCTGCCATGAACTCAAATGTTGATCCTTGATTAAGCATTTCTTTAAATGGGGCATCCCAAAATGCACATGCCTCTTCTGCTTCATTAGATAAGACTGCAAGGAAATTGTCTGCAGGATCAAATATTAATAAATTGGGCATAGGTTTCCTCCTTTCTTTGCTATTTATTTCATCATACTATAACCAAGTCGGGGTATAGGTTATAGTTGTGGTAGCGGCACTAGAAGGCATAACCGTCAATTTATTTTCTCCTGGTCTCAATTCAAACCAGTTACTACTAAAATCTAAACTTGTCATTCTTACTGCGTAATTAATAGTGACTTTCCTTCTTTTAAAATCAACCACTAACTTATCACCAGCAACAAATGCCCATATGACTCTAACAAACTTTCCATTCTCATTTTGTATCCGGAATTCATTTGCAGATTCTGTGAATTCAACATTAAAAATAGGAGTGCATGAAGCTGTTCCTTCGTTAATAATCGTTGTCAATGCTACTGTTTTCTCTTTACCATATTTTAATGGATCAGGACAAAGAAAAGGTAGGGTTCCCCTACCTCTAAAAACAATCTCATCCCAATCAGGATTTCCATTCATTAAACCATAATAAGTTTTGTCTGGTTCATCAGAAAAAATAATCGGTGCTGGTTCTGTAACATATAAAACACTATTTAAGGCATCTATTATTTTTCTCGTTTGACTTAATCCCCTACTTGGCAACACAAAATCAACAGGTATCTGTCTTTCTATTAATCTTCTCTTTAAAAAATAACTACCTGGGGAATTGGGTTTAGATTGGCCGATAACTTCTTGATGAATAGGACCCCTTCCACCAACTTGTCTGACTCTAATAGGGAGAATATGTCCATTAAAAGTAATATTAAAACTCAATATGAAACACCCCCATTAAAATTTCTTTTATCTCTTTTTTTGTTATTGCTTTGTTGAGAAGAAATATATTCAATCAATCCTCTGGCTTGATATCCTCCAATATTTATCACAGCTTCAACCTTCTGAGCAATGTTTGATTTAGTATCAGAATTGGAAGAATTATTTACCGTAGCACTTCTAACACGATTTCTTGCAGATAATTGATTGTTCAGCCCAATACCGTTAATACCTACAGCACCTTCTGCAGTAAACTTAGGAATAGATAGCATATTCTTCATCGATTTTTCAACTCTGGATGCATCCGCATCTATTCCGACAGCTACACCCGCAGGAATCCACTTACCAATTTCATCTCTCATAACTCTTGATGGAGAATGTATACCTAGAACGCTAGAAGCCCAATCTGTAATTTTTCCACCAAGTGAGCTAATTTTATCCTTAACCCACCCAAATCCATTTCCTATCCCTTCTACAATACCTGAGACTATATCCTCACCGATTGAAACCATCTTAGAAATGGTGCTAGTTATTCCATCAACAACTTTTCCTGTTATTTCTTTTCCTTTGTCCTTGATTTTTGAAAGCTTATCACCTATCGCTTTTGCTAATTTTATAATCAAGTCTGCTCCTGCTTTTAGCAAAGTACCTATAATACTTAAGATTCCTTGTACAAGCATTTTCAAGATTTTTACTCCTGCTGACAAAATCTGTGGTAGATTTTTTATAATTGCACCGGCTAAAGTAATGATTAATTTTAAGGCACAGGCAATTAATGCTGGTATCAGCTGAACAATTCCTTGAATAAGAGCATTTAGAATTTTTATACCAGCTGAAATGATCTGCGGCAAAGCTTTAATCAAAGCAGTAGCAAAAGTAATAATTAAGGTGAGCGCAGTTTCGATAAGCATAGGAAGAATTGAAATAATCCCATCAATTAGGGCCATCAGTAATTCAATTCCAGCCTCTAAAATTTGTGGTAAATTGTCTAGAAGAGCCGTTGCTAAAGATATTATAATCGTTAGGGCTGCTGTTAGTAATGCAGGTAAGGCAGCAGTCAATCCACCAATCAGTGCATTCAGAATATCAATCCCGGCTGATAAAATCATTGGCAAATTATCAACCATAATCCCTAATAAAGAAGTGATAATTAAAATTGCTGTATTGATAACCTCAGGAAGTACAGTTAAAATACCTTCCAGTAAATTAGTAAGAATTGTTATACCAACACTAATGATTGTTGGCAAATATTGAGCGATCGTATCCACAAGAAAAGTCACTATAGAAATAATCGCATTAATCATAATCGGTAAATATTGCACTATTCCGTCTGCTATCGCAGTAATGATTTTGAGACCAACTTCGATAATTATTGGCAGATAAGTTGTTATCGCTTCATTAAGCATGTTCATTAGTTGTTCTGCTACAGAGACCAATTTAGGAATACTTTGGGCAATTCCTTCCATCAATTTAACAATTAAATCTGCTCCAATTTTGATAAACTGTGGAATTAAGACTAGTGCTGTATCAAGGATTCCCATCAGCATTTTGCCGATATCTTTTAACGCTTTATTTATCCCCTCAGCTGAGAAACCACCCATTTTAAGGAGTGTTGCAGCAAACGTGATTGCTAGAGATATTACTATTCCTAAAGGTCCTGTTACCCCTATAAATCCTAATGCTAATCGACTCAAGAAAGGAACAAGAGTTAATAAAACGTTCGTAATATTTTCAAAAGATAATTTCAATGCATTTAAAATCGCTTGCCCTACAGCACTATTCGCAAGATAATCAAAGAATGATGAAATAGCATCTCCGGCAATAGCCAGACCTGTAGAAATTGCACTAATAGCTTTTACACCAACAGATCCTAACCAAGCAAAGCCAGCAATTAGTTTATCTGCTGACCAATTACCGAATGCTTGGAGTCCTGGCATTATAGAAGCTAAGGCTATTTTAATCCCGTCTACTGATTTTTGGTATATATCAGTTATAAAGGACCATGTTTTTTGTACTCCGTTCCGGAAAGTTTCATTCGTTTTATATAAATTGACCAACATTACCGCTAATCCACCAAGAGCTGCAACAAATGCAACAACTGGATTGGTTGCTATAGCAGTTCCTAACGCTGTAAAGGCACCTACTAACATACCGATTAATTTAGTCATTCCCATATAAGTGCTAAATATCGCAAGGGCAGTTACTACTCCTAGTAAAGCAGGGGATAGTAATTTCAAAGCGTCTACCATCCGTCTTAAACCATTAGCGAAAGTTTCACTACCAGTTACACGAGCAACAGCTTTAAAAGCATTTGTTAGTCCTTTTAAGGCATTGATAATATCGCCTTTTAATACGTCTGCAACGTTGGCCATTATTTTAACAATTGCTGTTCGCATATTACCGAATGAACCAGAAATTGTGTCTCCTGCTGTTTTGGCTAATCCAGCCATAGCAGCAGTACTTCCTGCAATACCGTCCGTTCCATTCTGGATACCATCAACAAGCATATCGATTGCATCGTTTGATTCTAGCAAACCTTTAGATGTGTCTTTCTTAATATCAGCTACTGATTGGTTGGTTTGGTTAGCGAGCATTTGCCATGCTGGTATCCCAGCATCTACTAATCTATTAATATCATCTGCATAAACCGTCCCAGCTGATTGCATGGAAGCTATAGCGCTTGTAATTTGGTCTATAGATTGAGCGCCATCCCCAACTCCATAGGCAGCATCTGCAATAGACTTGAAAACAGGTTTTACCTTTTCAGCTTTCATCCCTGCAGCAACCATTTTCTTAGCACCTAAAGCTACGTCATTTAATGCGATAGGTGTTCCATCGATAGCATCAACCAAGTCGTTCATAACCAACTTCGCATCTTCTGCGGAGCCTGTTAGAACCGTTAATGATTTTGTTGCGGTATCTATCGTATCTACACGACTAATAGCCCGACCCATTAAATTCATTAAACCAGTAATTCCAGTTATTGTTGCTGCCATTTTCAGCATGCTTTTCAACGGACTTTCGACAGAGCGATCTAAAGAGGAAAATTCCTGTCTCATACGACTGATTGAGTTACTTGCTGAACTCCTCATACGGCTGAACGCGTTAGAAAAACCGCTTGTCATCCGAGAAGTTATACCACTAGTTGCTGATCGCAATCCAGTAAACAACGAACGAAAGGGATTAGCTCGGGTAAATGTATTACGGATTGAGTTGGCGGCAGCAGAAAAAGTATCACTAATGCTAGTTCGTATTTGTCCTAGACTAGTACGTATTTGTCTCATGTTATTACGAAAAGTTTGCGGAAAACTACTTCCTACACGGTTAAAGTCACGGTCTATATTTCGTATCTGACCAGATACGTTTGAATCATCAAGGGATATCTCAATAACAACTGATCCATCTGCTGCCATCTACTCACCCCTCTCAGCCATCTTTTGTTTGATGTAAGCTTGTTTCTCTGCTAAATCCATTGCTTCGAATTCTATTTCTTCTTGGGATTTCTTTAGTGCATATAGTTGCTTTAGCTTCATGAGATTGCTTTTCTCTTCACCTGTCATGTGTTTATTTGGCATACGTTGTCTAATATCAATAACCCGCTTAAACATCGTGTCATCACTTAAAGAAGCTAATAGTGCATTAAACTTAAACCAATGCATCTTCCCTTGTTGATCGATTAAGTCAATTTGATAATCATATAAAAAAGACGCATAGATATACTGTGCGTCTTCTTCTAGGCTATATAGTTTTTTATCACCCTCATCTTCATCAATGACATTACCAGCAAGGTCTCGTTTGATCTCTTGCTTTTTACCTTGAAGGATGACCGTTTCCATAATGAGTGTATATAGTTCAACCATTTGTTCGTCAGGCAATTCATGACCATCGATTAAAAGTAAATCCAATATAACAATTACCTTGAACAAATCATCAATGGTATCATCCTTTAGTACATCAAACACTAAAAGGACATTATCAAAAGCTAAATTCAATTTGTAAGTAACGCCATTATAGTCAATTGAGTTCTGTAATTTTCGAGCAAGGGAAAACATTGCCCTCACCTACTTACTTTTTTAGATTTGCTACATAATTATCTTTTTGTTCTCGTCTTGTACGTTTTTCGTACTCGGCCATTACACCATTTGCAACGTCTATAAAGCTATTAGACAGCAAAGTTACATCTGGATACTTGTTATAAATCTTATCAAATGAACCTTCCCCGAATAATGGATCATAGATGCTTTTTAAAATAGATTTGGTTTCTTCAATCGCTTTAGCAAATGATTCTTTATCTTTTACCTCAACGATATCTGTATTTCGATTTTCAAATTCTTCGATTAATCCCATTAGCTTTTCTTTCCCGGCATCCGAGATATCTACATTAAAATCAAACTCCCCGAATCTCACGGGGATAATGGATTGGTTACTTAAATTAATATTAATAGACATATGTTACCTCCTAATTATTCTTCTGTTGTTTGTGTTCCTGTTTCACCAGGCTTTGTATCAGTTGGAAGACCTTTAAACGTAACTGTAAATTCAAAGGTTGCACGAGCATTCGCATCTCCACCATGAGGAGTGATATCTTGTAATGTTGCTGGACCTTCAATTACACGTCCATCCGGCTCTGTTACTTGAAAATACACTTCTCGACCTTGACCAAGCGTAAATAATTTGTTTCTAATTAGTTCTTGTGCTGGATCGTCAGCATATTTACGGTTACCACTGAATGCATAAGATGATGTTAATCCAGTAGTTTCTGTTTCTGTTCCGCCGGCTCCATCATAATAGCTGTATTCTTCCGTAGATTCCTCATTTGATGGATCAACAGTAGAGATACCTGCAGCTAATGGTAATAGTTCTTCTTTTGTTTCACCGATTTTATAGGTAGTCAAATAGTTTAAATGAAATGGCATTGTTAATCCCCCTTGTAAACTAGTAAATTTGCGCTTAATTGCGCTGTGAAAATGTAATACTTATCATCCTTCATAAGAAGGTTTGGGCTTGTTTGTATGTCTATTCCTTCGAATTCATATGAGTTGTTTTCACTAGGTATAGACTTTCTAGCCTTTAAAAAATCAACAATCAATTGGCATGTATTATAAGCAACTAATTGTTGATCGTGCTTAGTGCTGATTTGGAAAGCATATCCTTGGCTATATGATCCATCCATGTAGTATTGATAAGTTCTTGAAGGTAAAGTTGTCACTGCAATGCTATTTCCGGTCCCAAGAATAGGAGATAGCACCGTTGAGTAATACTTTTGGGCGTCTAATAAATATACTAATCTCTCTAAAAAGTCCATTGTCATAGGTTATCTTCCATTTCTCTTTGCGCAAGTCTAGTCCAGTCATCTCCATATGCTGCTTTAGCACGTTCATGCCATAGACCACCCGCTTTAGGATTCTTCTCCAAAGAAAAGTTGTATTGTGGGTTGTAGTAAAGATTCCTTGCGTATGGGGTTGACCATTGCAATATTCCTTGCCCAATAATAGAACCACGTATGGAGGAATCACGTAAATTCCATGTGTCTGCAGGAATAAATTCGTTATCGTCTTTTAAAATCTGATTATCCAGTGCGTATTGGGTTCTTTCTTTTGCTCTTGATATTTGTCTAGCTATACCGTTTAAATTAGTTCGAATTCTTACCCTACTCATATCAAATTCACCTCATAATGGTGGGGTATATCTGGATCTAATGCATATAAGCTATCGCATTGAATAACTCGATAATCCTTTTCTTTAAATCTAACCTTGGACTTTTCTTTCAAAGGCTTAAAATTTGGTGTGTTCATCGCGTCTAAAAAGATAACTCCAAGCGTTTGGACTTCTTCTCCATTACCATCCCTTCGCAACTTGCTAGATGGTTGCACCAACACAAAAGAGATGGTCTCAGTTGGTGCAAATTCTTCACCAAAGGAGCCATCTCTTACAAATTCTTCGTATTCAATTGTGTGGATCAATAACTTTTTAGGAATTGGTTTAACTTTAGCCATTTACATCAATCCCATTATAGAGTAACCCTGTTGGTTTTAAATAGCTTATAACTGCAGGAGACGTACGTAATTGCTCTCTTGTTAACCTAGTAGGGTTTTGCCCTTCGGAATAGTTAAACTTTCCAATAGTGACGCTGGAAATGTCTGAATCACCATGTTCTACTCCTTCACCTTGCAGAATCATGTATTCCACTTGTGCAGCAGTAGCTTTTTTTACTTGTTCTTTAAAGAATGCGTTTAATTTATCGAATGGGAAGGCTTGTTTTAACTTATATCCTGTTATTTCATCAACAATTTCGCTTCCTCTTTCTGATAATCTATTGAAAGTTACTTCGTCCACTTCTGTTCCTTTATAGACATCATCATAATACTGCTTATCAATGTAAGCCATCATTATTCACCAGCTTTTTCTTCTAAAGCCTTCTTTAACTTTGTGTTTTCTGTTTTTAATACTCTGATTTCCTTTTTCGCCTCTTCTAATTCTTTGGCAGCACCATTACTTTTTAATAATTCTAATTCCTCAACAACTTTATTATATTCAGCTAAAGAAACTGATTTACCACCAGTAGCTTTAGTTACTATCCTTCCCTCTTTATCAATTTGATCAAATCCTTGCACTAAATAACTTTCTAACCGAGTATCTTCAATATTTAACACTTTATTGTTTTTTCTTACTGTTACTTGTCCCATTTGATTACCTCCATTTAATTAAGTAACAAGGGCATTAAGCCCCTGTTCCTGCCTCTGTAACGTGGATTTTAACACCAGGTACTTTCTTTTCGAATAAGAACACATCCCAATATTTACGCTCGAAGTAGTAGTACTTACCACCAGTTGTTGCACTTGGTGCAGCAAGGTCCACGAAATCATATTTTTGTGGTGTGATAATTGCTGATGGATGAATTAAAATCATATTGATTTGTCCTGCTCCAGTAGCTGGGACCGCACCACTTGTAAAGTTATAAGCTGTCTTCATTCGAGAAGTTGGAACAGAAATAATTGTAACCTCATCTAATGAACGAAGATTTCTATTAGCATCGTTTGCTGCTGATCCTTTAATGTCCATGCTTCGTTGGATTTTTTCAGCATTTTTCAATAACGTTTTTACTGGAGAAGTAACGTATAGTTTACGACCTTCTTGTGGTACTTCCGCTTCATCCATGTCTTCCATCATTTGATCAAAAATAGTGAGAATGTTATCTACCGTTAATTCTTCTGTTAGAGCTTGTCCTCCATAGTTTGTATACTCACTATAAAGTTTAGATGCTAAGTATTTATCCATCTCTGGGATTTTTTGCTCTGTGTTAAATACTCTTGTGATATTAGCGATAGACAATACTGTGTTGGTTTCATCTACGTCTTGTGGATCTACAAACATTGGGAATTCACGATCATGTGCTAATGTCTTAGGTTCCCAATCATTATCTGCACGACGTGCAAAATTGCTAGCTACATCTCTATCAACATCAATAAAACCACCTACTGTGATTCTTGGAATTTGAATCGTTTTAGCACCAGTCCATTTAATGTTCTGGTTATTTGGTGTTTCGTATAAATCTCGGAAGTAAAGACCTCCAAAGTATGCTTGTTGTACAGCTTGTTGGTATTGTTCAGCGTAATTTACTGGCATTCATATCACTCCATTTAATTTATTGTTTTTTAACTCCAAATGCTTCTAACCAAGCATCCATTTCAGATGATGGTTGTTTTTCATGCTTTCCAAGAGAGAAAGATGGCTTAGGCTCATCTACTTTCTCTTGTTTCTGCGCAAAATGAGGATACTTCTCAACTACCTTTGCAATAGCAGCATCCATGTCTAAATCATCACTTACCATTGTTTTAGCAAGCGTAACTACATCTTCGACCGATTCAGCAAGGACACCAGCTTTCATAGCACTAATTTGTGCTTTCAAAATAGCATTCTCATTGCTTGTATTTGAGTAGTTAGCCTCTAGCTCTTTTAATCTCTCTGCTTGCTTTTCCGCTTCAGTCTTTTGTGACTCTTGCCATTCTTTGAACTTGGTAAGCCCCTCTTTAGCATTGTTAAAATCCTCGACCCCAAGTTGCTTTAAAAGCTTTTCTTGTGCCTTCTTCGCTTCCTTTGCAACAAGGTTATTTACATCTTCTTGTGTAAATGTCTTTGCTGGTGGCGTGTCTTCAGGCTTGTCAACTGTAGGTGAGTCATTTAGTGGCGTATCTTCAGGAGGATTATCTCCTGGTGGTACGTCATTTTCAGCATAGAATTGTAAATCTAATTGTAATAAGTTGTCTTCAAGTTTCACCGCTTGATCGGATTTTTTTAAAAGATTCATATATAGACCTCCCATGTGGGTATTAAACTTCTGTTTGATTTATCGTGTCCACTACAGATAAAAGGACAAAGAAAAAACACCTCATAGTAAGAAGCGTTTAGTTGTTGTATAATAATTCAGTTGTCAAAAATAAATATATCTAGGTGAACGCTATGTCAGATGAAAATAACTACAAAGGTTACGACACATCAATAATTTATGACTACAGAGAATATCCAGATGTGCAAGCAGGAATCTGCGATAACTGCGGTAATGCTCAATTTAAAAGCTCAGTTAAAAATTACGTCTTTCTAAGAGAATGTCGTAAATGTGGTATGAAGAAAACTATTTGACCCATATTCGGGTCTATTTTTGTTTATATAGCTAATTGCTCTCGATTACGTCTTCTTGTTCTTCCTGTTTCTTTTATGAATTTACGCATATTCTCTTGTCTAGCTCTCACAAGTGCTTTAGCTGCTTTTATCCCCACTTCATCTCCCATTACACCCATGATATTTAGATCACGTTTGGCATAGCGAATCTGCCTTTCTAAGTACCTTTGTTTTTGAGACAGTTTGTAAGCAATATCGTTTTGCTCATCGTTAATCTGTACAGATCTTTTTCTAGAAAACCCTTCAATAAACGGATAGAAAATATGTCCACAGTTTATTCCTCTAAGCCCTGCAATTTCTCCATAACTAGTTCGAGATAACGGCGAATACTTAGGATGTTTACCACTCCGAGAATATATCTCGCCTTGGTAAGGCGCACAACGTGGTCTTGCTCCCATATGTGCTGAGACTTCAATCAAGTCTACACCATATTCATCCATGCGATTATCTTGCATAGTATTAGCAACATTATTACTTAACGATCTAGTGACAGTACTTACATATGCTTCTGTTGACCATTGTTTCCCAGCTTTATCTATTAATGCTGGTATGCCTTTCTCAGACCACTCATTCACAGTTTCTCTAAGTGCCTGTTGAGGTGTTATGGTGCCAGTTAATACTTTCCCTACTGTCTTGTTTAAAGTATCAATATAGATTTGTTGTGATTGTTCTAGCATGGTTGTATTTATTAAATTAAAAGTGTTGATCGCTTGTTGCTGATAGCTCAATAATATGGGATGTATGTTAGTTTGTGGCTCTGTTTTTGGCATAATAATAAAACCTTGTCTTACCGCTTCCTGCAAGTCTTTATCTACTCCATTAACAGCATAATATCCCGCTTCTTGAAGTAGCTTAGTAATTTCATCGATTGCTAGCCCGCTATATTTAGCAATAGTGATAATATTTTCTTGGGACAAAGAACCAACTTCTAATAAATTGGCCACTTCCCAAGCTTGAATATCATCCAGCAAATATTTATTCTTTTTCAGCCGCTTAGCAAGATTAATTAAGAGTTGCTCTTCAATAGCTAAATAAACATCTATTGTGGGTTGCGCTAATTTTTGATTTAAACTTGGATTCATTCTGCATCAGCCCTACTCATACCAAAGAAGTCAATCGCTTCTGCTGTAGCTGTTTGATTCTCCTCTGCTATTTCTTGTATTAGTTGCTCTGCTTCTTCTTCTGTTAATCCATGCAACTTCATGATTGCTCGCTTTCGAGAATTAAGCTTATTAGTGACAAGCTGTATCTGTTTGGCAATTTCAGCATTCTGATCTTCGGCAATCGAATCATCAAAAGTTACTGTTACTTCCCATCCATCTGCTGGTCGATTAAACAGTTTATATAATTCTGCTAATTGTACAATAACCTCAACCAATTCAGTTATTCCAGCTTCAAGAATATTTTCATGAGATTGTTTTGATTTAAATGTCTTACTGTTTTCACTTACAACCTCTGTTGCAGTCTTTACGCTTTTTCCATCGAAGTTAAACGTGCCACCGCTAAACCCTGTTTGCATAGATAATAAATCTAATTGTGCGTTAATTGCTGCTATATGTTCCTCTGCTCTGATCTCAACCGTATTATCATGGATTTTATTAGCATCCATATCACCAAAATCCATCGCTTGATAAACTTCATCATCTGCATCGAAATAACGTTGCGCATTCCCATTTTCATCGATTACTACTTTTACTGCAGTAGTAGGAACTAGAATTCTTCTTCTCCCTAGACGAAATTCTCGTTGAAAGGAATCAAATGCTATATCAATTGAATGAAGTGTATCAAGTGCGTTAGCAAACAACGGTATTCCTAAAGGGCTTGTCATGTCAATGTTATTAGCAAGGTTTGGCTTAAAATAAACAAAGCACGAGCGCTTTAAATTTTCTATCCTTACCTCTTCTGCCAAATCAGGGAATAAAGTCGCTAAAGGTACTTTCTTGCCAACCTCACCAGAGTTCTTATCAGATACAAAAAGTTCGTTTTTAATGATGTATACTTTTTTATCCCATAAGTGCCACTCTAAGTGAGTGTATTTCTTGTCTCCTTTACGGATTTCATTTAAAAATACCGCTTCATGAATACCTTTGTTATCCCAACTAACAGGGATAAAGCAATCGGCAGTGACATAGGAAAGCTTTATTTGACCATCTTCAACATATGGTTTAATAATCATCCCGCCAAGAGCAAATTGAAACTCTAGATAATCTTGAAAGGTTTTGACAAATTTGTTTTCCTTCATGATCTTTTTAATTTCTTTTGACAATCTTTCATCCGAGATATTGATTTCACATCGTTCATTAAAGATTAGGGACGCCATCTCTTGAGATACCACTTTCGGCATATTTAAGGATGCCATACGACGTTTTTTAGGTCCATTAACTGTTTGATAAGTTAAGTCATGCCAGTCACTAAAATAACCTTGATAGAGTGCTTTCCATTGTTCTATCAACTTATAAAACTGGTCATCTACTGGAATGTTTTTGATATCAGATAATTGTTTTACTGTTTTAACGATCCCCATTTTCTGCAACACCCCCTTTACTTTGCTCATAAGTGATTTAAACATTTAATCACCGCCTACTAAAATTTAAGTCCTAACTTTTTCAAATTATCGTTAACAAAGTATTGGAATCCATCACAAGTATGGTCATCTACTTTAATAACTTTCGGATCATCTGTCTTTTTCGACTCTGCATCCCATTGATACTTTTTATGCTCTTCAATAAATATCTTGTTATTGTCTGTGTCCAAATAAAAAAACCTACCCTGAGAGAGTAAGTCTTGAACATTATCAATCATGTCGATTTTCTTTTTCTTAGCAACCGGATTTAATCGAATGTGATAATCTTTGTATATTTGGTTTCTTAATGCTCCTTCTGCACTATCAATAGTCATTTTATCGATTGGACGATGATATTCTTTTCGAATCTTATCAATCCATTCTTTATAATCCTTTGATAGTTCACTTGGTGCTTTCTTTTCCACCTTATTATCTGGACTGTAATACCAGGTATCTAATAAGATAACGTTTCTCCGCTTAGTAAAACCAAAAGCTAAGTGAGTTGTAGCAGATACTTGGTGCCCTGTATCGGATGCTGTACTAATCATTAAGATATCATCATTAGTTGGTAATTCGCTTAACTTTTTGAAATGGTTCATGTTGTATACCATTTCACCTAATCCTATTACCTCTCCATTGTACATCCAGCGCCAGTAATCATAATCATTTTCTTTGTATTTCTCGATTTTCCTAATCATCTGGGCAGATAGGAAACCTTTTGTATCATCAAGATATGTTGAATGATGGATAAAATAATCATCATCAGAAGACTTTCCATCTAACCATTCATTAATCCAACTATACGGATTTCTAGGCGGGTTATAAGAAAAATAAACCTTAACCTCTTTTCCTTCAATCTCTTGACGGATGAATGTATCTTCTACAATGTCTATATCTTCAACACCAGCAAATTCGGCAGCTTCTTCAAACCACAATGCCATTACATAACCTTTAGCAATCTTTGCTGACTTTAGTTTCATTGGATCATCACAACCATAGAAGTAAAAGGCTGTATTTGTTGCCTTATGTTTTATCATTAATGGACTCTTACCAAAGTAAAATTCCTCTTCTACTTTTAGCATATAAATGGCCCATTTTATTTGTTCGTAAATAGAAGTTGATAAGTACTTACCGACTTTTCTTAAACATACAACATTGCCCAATGGATCATTAAGGAAATCCGTAACAAGCTTTAAGCTAATTACAGACGATTTCATAGAAGAACGTCCGCCTTTAGCAATTATATGAGATTGTTTAGTCAACCATAAAGAGTAGAAGTTCTTGTTGATGAGGTCGGTTATCTTAATTAGATTCATCTTCTAAAACCTTCCTCATTTCATCCTCGTTGGTTACGATAACCGTTTTAGATGAATCGATATCATCAATCTTCGTTTCCAGTCTGATTTTCTCAATCTCCGCTTTAATCTTTTCTTCTTGTAATTTAGACTTCTGATGTTCAGGTAATGTCTCGAAATATTTAAGCAGCTTATCTAGCGCCCACTTTCTATCTTCAAGTTTAATAGATACACCTTCTTTACCTTGCTTCACTTCTGTTATTAAGGTCCCATCTACAACATTAGAATGCTTGAAATCAACGAAATTAACTTCTTGCGTTATCGGATTATCATTGTCATCTGTTAAAGGACCGAAGGCACCGATAATAGGCTCTTCTCTTTGACCAAAAGTAAGAAAGTCTGTTATATCCGAGAATGCTATTTTGATTATCTTATTCAGGACATCTACACCCTCTATAAACAGCTCATTGGCCATAGATTGCTTTATTCGTTTGATTTCTTCTCTAACTCTAACATTTGATAACAATCTTGGACCTTGTACATGTGCGGTTGCTGGTGAGTACCCTGCATTAATTGCTGATTGCGTTGCATTAAACGATCTAACATAATACAAACAAAAAAGACCTTGTTTAAAGGTCAATCCACTATCGTCTATGAAATTGTCAATTGATAAATCTTCGGTTAGCTCTTCTGTCGTAGTAGGCTGTTTTACTTTTTGTTGTACAACATTCTTTGTTTTACTCTTTTTTTGTTGTACAACATTGTCTTTGTTATCCTGTCCCCATTTATCACGGGATTTCCAGACAGCCACTTTCTTCTCGTCTATATCGAGTTGATTTGCTATCTCTCTATTTGTTATTTCTCCGTTGCGTTCTTTCCATAAATTATACGCTTTATCTCTGTTTGGATCTCTTGCTCTCGCCATTTACATCACCACCACTCCTTTCGTTATATTGTTTTGAACAAAAAAAAAGAGCCGCAGGGACTCTAAATAATTTTTTTATTCATCTTGAATTGCTATTAACTTGTGAAATGGTTGAGAAAGAAATAATTATACCAACGATCCCTAATACTATAGAGCATTTGAAAATCATATCATTTATACCGCTTGCAGCAAACACTGCATCTATTTGTTCGTATGAAGCATTACTAAGCCACTGGCCATAAATTTTGTATTTGTAATAATCTAATAGCTTTAATAATATTAATAAAAATCCAAAGCCAATCGAAAAAACAGTAGCACCTAACTTGAGTGTATTTCCTAAGTTAGTCATTTTTATCTCCCCCCTATAAGCATTCTAACTTCTATAATTCGACAAAAGGAGATATTTTCCTGCAATTAACCAACCAAACTTTGAACCCACGGTAAATAATTTGGCGTAAAAGAATAATATAAAGCAGCTAGAAATGCTGCAGTTGCAAGAAAATTAGCTATCTGTTTTGGAATTCTTATTAACCTAAATAAAATAAAAACTACTATAAATGCTATTGCTCCAGTAAATCATGACTATTCCAAATTGGATAGCCATTCCATTAACGGTATCCCCGACAGGACTAAAATCAATTTTTTCCATAAAATACCTCCAAATATTATATCGGGTAATTATGGAAAAATGGTAGTTTTATTTTACTTTACCGAAGGTAATGTAGGGGAGGCAGCTTATTAACCGCCTCCCCGTCCTGCCTTCCATTTTACACTGCCGATTTTTCTTTATTCAACAATGTACTAAAGTGGCACATTTGACACATTTGGCACAATATATTGGATTTCAATCTTCTCACTTGTTCTTTAGAGATTCCTAAATGATTACCTATTACTCTATAACTCATGCCATCTAACAAACAATCATATATGATTTTTTCCTTTTCATTTTCAAGAAGATCACCGGCCATCTCAATAGCCATCACATATTTTTGATACTTTTGTAGCCGGTTATATAAACGTTCTTCTCTGATATCCATTTGTTGTAATTCAATCTGGCTTTTACCAGAACTTCCTCGAGGCATTCCAGCTTCATCTCCATACAAGGCTACTCCCCAACTCCTCATTGGTCGTGCATATCCATATAACGCTTTTTGCAAACGATCCACTTCATTACTCATCCAGTGATAATCCCTAATTAATTGTTCGATTTTCTCCTTCATCAGTAATTACCCCCTTTGTCTTAATGCACCATTATGTCTTCTATATGTAGGTTTTCTTATGCCCATTAGCTCTTCTAAGTCTCTATGTGAAAGGAGTTCTTTCTTTTTTGCAACTGATTTTTTCTTAGGTGATTGAGTCTTAAGATGTTGTTTTTCCCATTCTTTAAGCTGTGTTTTTAATAGTGGATTCATCATTATCACCTCATTTAGATAAATAAAAAAAGACACCAAACGAAACGGGTTTAACCGCTTGTTCAGTGTCCTCCAGTTGGCTGGTAGAACTTTTATTTATATCTCTATAATATATTCTTTAATTATTTTTAACATAAAATCTGCACTTTCTGGTGTGTATTGTGGTGATTGGCAGAATATAAGATAATTAAAATTTTCATCTGTTTGAAAAGTATCTTCTCTAAGTATTTCAAATGGAATTACACTATCACTTTGAACGGGTTTTAATTTCCTTGCATTCTCAATTAAATATCCCGCTTCAAGTCCCTTTTCAAAAGTTTTAAATTCAAAGAAACCACTTTGATCATTAAAATTTTTCAAGTATATACTAAAGAAATCATCAAAATCCCAATTGTCATGATGTACAAAATCCACTTTTGATAACCAGCCAAATGCTAATAGGAATGCCATATAGTTCGATAGTTTTATCTTGTTTTTTTCAACATATTTTATTCTTTTGTGTATATCATAATGCATTAATTCAGATGATATATAGTACCACCCAGAATCTCCTAAACCTAAATCTGAATGAGCATCTATATGGGTCCATTCAATGGGTGTCTGGATTAATTGCTTCTCAATAAGTTCTTCAATAAAATAGAATGCTTCATTATGGTGTGTAACAATTCTTCCTTCAATCTTATTTTCTTTACTCAGATTACATTTTTCTTCCAAAAACCGTCTAAACCGATCTTCGTTCCAAGGAATATAATCAGTACTATTTAATCTTGACATTCCATTCACATGGTAAGCAATTTCATTTAGAAAAAAGTCCATGTCTATATCCAATATTCTTTGTGTCAAAAATCTTCCCCCTCATCAAACTTAACCCGCTTCACCTTCCCTTGATGAGTGATGATTTTTGTCTCCCCATGTTCCGGCAGTTGAGTAAGCTTAGCTCGTCCATCACACACAACAATGGCAAAGCTTCCTTTTTGTTCCATTATATCAACTTCTAGTCGCATTGTACTAGTATTAATCTCTAATTCTTTAAGTCTCATGAGGATCACTTCCTTTAGCAAATGATAGACTCCCCATCATTTGCTTAGTATTTTTTATAAAATCTCCTAGTATATAGTGTTTTAATAAAAATCCCCACATTTTTTATACATATTTTTTAAATTTAATCTAATACTAATCATGATTCATTACCAAAGGAGTATGTTTATGTTAAAATTAATCATCAGAATTTTAATATTATCAGTTTCATGGGCTAGTATTTTTTTTATTCCCAAAAAATCTTTTTTTAAATTCTTGCCTGTTACTTTGTTCTCAACTATTTTCTTATTAGTTGAAACATTACTTTCCGTGAAATTCAACTGGTGGAAAGTAAAGGGAGGTGTACATGGTAGAATAAATAGCGCCTTCACATTCATTTTTGGACCATATTTTGTTGGAAACATTATTATTTTTCATTACACATATAAGAAATTTTGGCTATACGCATTATTAAATGGTATTATGGATTTACTCCTAGCATATCCTCTTAATCATTTTTTTGAAAAATTAGGATTTTACAAATTAAAAAAAGTCAATCAGACATTCCTTTTCCTATCTGCTTACCTTTATGCAATGTTGAATTATGGATTCCAAAAAATATTAGATAAAAATTATCCTACTAAAGAGATTAACTAGACTAATTAAAATTGGATGATATATGAGGGAGACTCCTCATATATCATCCAGCAATCAGAATGTATTATTAACTGTTTCGCCCCACCAAGAAGAAAAAATTACCAAAATCTAAAAATTATTTGTTTCAATTAATAAAAAAATACTATTCATTAATATTCTGTCGTATTTCTTCTAATTCTTCCTTAATTTGTCCTATAAGCGAAAGAACAGACCCACTCGCTTGAATCCAACTACCAATTACCCCTATATTTTGATATTGTTTCTTACCTATATTATCTAATTCTTCAATCCCTCCAATTGCTTGTAATGAATTCCCAATCCCTTGCAAAAAACCACCAACTATGTTCTCTATTCTTCCCTCATCTGTACTATCAAAAAATTCGTCTATAAGTCCTACGAAACTGCCTAATGCTTGAATCCAACTACCACTTATAATTAATTTTTGCTCTGTTATAGTATTACACATTTTGTAAAGTAGCAAACTCGTTACTACAGTTGAATTACCTACAGCTCCAATTTCATCACCTAATTTTTCTAATGATTCCGTACCTTGACCATCAGCAGACAAACTGCCTCCTAGTGCTTGCAAAACATTCCCCACAAGTTTCCATTCATAACTTTCAATCTCATTTAGATTGAATTGAGGCGTGTTACTAATAGCTGCTTGTATTGTACCAATTGCAGAAATGACAGATCCTATAATTTCTTGTAAGTTATTATTCATTTACATCCTTCCAAAATTGGATTAATCATAATTAGTTTATGCACATCAAATTAATTTGATATTCACTTAGCAGATCATTCATAAGGTAACCTCATTAGTATTAACAATCATCTTTTGTGACAATATTTTAATTAAGTCCACTTCATCTTTTTAATTACAAAAAAATTGGTATTAGATTAATTTTCTCGCATTTACAATATTATTTTATAATTGTATTCTTAATTAAAATGTTCTCCCAAACTATTTGCACTAAGGTTATCCCTAGTCCGAAATAACCTTAGTAATTTTTCTATATCTTATAACGCTTTTTATTACCACTTCATAAAAACTATTCGTATGCTTTTCTTACTGCTTTGTGAACATAAAATTACTCAATTATTATTTCCTGATAACCAATACATAATTTACTTTCTAAAGTAGATACTAAGAATGCTCCAAAAGGATACAAGCTAATAGTTTTTTCGAAAGGATGAATCACTTTGAAATTTGCAAAACCATCTGGTAATATAACACATCTAGGTTATTATGCTATTGTCTTAACCACAATCTATACATTAATAATTACTATTTTAGGATTAAAGACAATGAAAATGGTTAAGTACATTTATACAAATATAAAGAGATAAAATCTTAATTTAATTTCATAAAAAAATATCATTTGAATTAATCCTCTTATTGAATCTTCATCCTTTAAAAAGGATGAAGAGTGAAATATTATCCGATTCTAGAAAACCGTTTTTCCTTTTGGCTTTTTCGATTTTCTAGGCTGTTTTTGCTTAGGTGTAGCCTTCATCAAATCACCTCATAGACGCAAAAAAGGCACCTGGTACACATGGTATCAGATGCCTTTTTTGCGTATTCACAATTATTTTATGTTATCATATTACCATTTTATCAAAACCCAGTCAATGGACATCGAAAACTTTTTTTCCTACTCGATGAATCGAACACTATCTACACCGAAAATCAATGCTGACAAGGATTTAACCGCATTTTCTAAATCTCGTTTGACAGTCTTAACACTCACTTTTTGGACATTTGCTATTTCTTCAAAATTTAGTGCCGGATCTAAAATATAGTACTTTAGTAGGGTGTCATAGCGGCGAATCTCTTCCTTTCGGTTCGCTGTCTCCGCAACAGCCTTATACACGTCAAGCATGCGATCCAGGTAAGACACCATGGCGATAGTACGTTGTTTACTTTTAACAATCGACTCAATAACCAAATCACCATAATCCAAAAACTCGAAATCGTCAGGATCTAGCAAGTGGTCAATTTCCACAATGTTCTCCTCGCAGTGAATTTTAAAATTTTTATAGTTTGCAAGAAGGAGACGAGTATTTCGCAATCGACGATCTACCCTTTTTCTCTTTTGCTCTTTTTCTCTCTGTTTGTAATAATCAATTGCCGTTTCAGAAGCAATTTTGATAATGTGATCCATCAATTCCTCATTGCTTTTGCCGTTAGCATCCATTTCCCTTCACCCTTCCTTTAGTTATTAGGACACTAACTTTCTTAAATCAAAAATAAAACTCTGCATTTTTGCCTTATTAAACTGATATAATCGACCTGTCGTAGTATGAGGACCTTCTACCTCAAGGTATTTTTCACTAATTCTCAAGTATCCATTGTTATCAAACTCTTTATCATAGTACTCCCAGTAATCTGATGCCTCACTTGTAGCATCTTTAGGAATAAAACTAGACCATATTTCATTTGCAATAGACTCAATATAAGCAACAAACTCTTTAAAGGTTTCTTCTGTGAATTGAAATTGAAAATTAGGTTTTTCATCTTCAAGTAAATCAACTTCAAAAATAACTGCTGATTTTCTGTGTTTAATAATCAAATCTTTGCCATTAACTGTTTCAAATACTCTTTGTTTCATTTCGCCCTTCCTTTCTGCGGATAAGTTTCGTACTACGGATATTAATTTTTATCATTTTTGAAGGATTTCCTTACGATTTATTGAATTAATTTAAATACAGTAGAAAAATAAAAAGTAAAGGATGAAATGAATGAATTCACTCCGTTCTCCAATTGCCTGTAAGGTAAATAATGTTTTTATCCATGTAAGTGACTTAGAAAAATCTGCAGAGTGGTACAGCGAGCTTCTTGGACTTCCCTTTAATAAAGAGGATGTTTTATCTCCTGTTTATAATATCCCTGTTACGACTGAGACTGGACTTACTTTAGACGATCACACTTTCGATCCAAGTTTCACATTAAAACCTTCAAGCCATGTCTTATTTAATTTTTTTGTCGAAGATATTGATCTAGCATATAAATTTGTCAAAAACAAAGGAATAACAGTTGTCAGAGAAATAGAGCGCATTGGTGATTTTGCCTATTTTAACTTTGAAGATTTAGATGGAAACGTATTAATGATCTGCAATTGTTAAACCTTAATGCAATGGTCAGATTTATCTACCATTGCTCTTTTTCTTATTGCACAGTTGTTATCTTATTTGCTTAAAAATCTAATTAATGGCGGCACTATTAACAATAGCGCAAGTGCTAAATAAGTAAGTTTCTGGTGTTTTTTTATTGGATTCCAAACATATTTTTTAAAAAGAATCATCAATTTCCTTCACCCTTCCTTTCTGCTTCCAATATTACTAACTATCCTTCGTATAAATTCTTCTAATTTAGAAAAGATAAACTTAGAAGGAGGTGTACCGTTATGTCAAAAAATAATTCTGCCTTAGGACTTGGTGTATTAGCTATTCTTTTAACAACTTTTTATACTGCGATATTGGCCTCTCAATTAATGTCTACAAAACACAAAGTTGACTACCTTTACTTTAAAAACAAATTTAGTCATAAAGAAAAAACAACTAATTAATTGTTCTAAAAGCCTTCTTTATAAAAAGTGGGCTTTTTATATAGTCCTGTTCCTTTCTGCGGACAAGTTTCGAATTAAAAAGATTAGTCAATGATCTCCCAATATCTATTGGAAATCCCGTAAATAAAAATATCTTCTCCATTAATTTTCACTTCATATGCTTTTCCGTTAGGATAATCGTCTACTCCTTTAATAACGCCAATGTCATTTGGTTTTATAATTGTCGGTGGAATTGATTCGTCTTCTATATCTCTAACGTTCATTATTTTTATTGCTTTAATCTTTTTTCCTATCAATATGACACCCTCTTTCTTAGGTCTCTTACGCTTAAATTTTAAAGGTGGTTCGCCAGTACCCTTACAATTCTGACAAACCTTATTCCCAATCATCCCATGTCCATTGCACATCAAGCATACTGTCATATCTAACAGGCTTGTTATGCTCATAAAGGATCACTCCTAAAATAACGATTCTTGAAAACTTCCTTGTACTGCTGCAATCGGATTTATCCATAAAACTTCTTGTCTTTTTGCTCCTGCTTCGGCAGATACTTTCATAGTTACTCTTCGCCAATGAATTAAGCGTTCATCATAAACCTGATGTGCATATCCCGAAAGAATAACTGGACCAGGATGTTGGTCTAATATATCTAACAACTCAATATGATCTTCTATTGTCATTTCGTGTTTATAGTGTCTTTTAGTTCGAGTTTCCAATATATAAGGAGGATCTGCATAAATGAGAACTTCTTTTCTCTGATACCTTTCAAGCAACTTTACAGCTGGTTGATGCTCAATTTGTGCTTCCTTTAAACGTTTAGCAACTATTATTATTTTTTCAGGAAGTTTACTCCATTCTTTTGCTACATCTGGACCATTTGAAGAAATAAGACTTCTCCATCCTGTTCTATCACTTGTTTTAGCTCCTATCGCTTGCCAGCACCTAACTAGGAATCTTCTTGCATCTTCGAGTTCATTTCCTGTCTCAAATTCATAGGAGGAATAATATTCTTCTCTTGAAAAAGGTGTCCATTCAATAAGTTTGGCTAACTTTTCCGGATTATCTCTTATGACTTTAAAAAGATTAACCACACTGCTATCCATATCATTTATTGTTTCAATACTTGATTTTGGTTTATTAAAAAACACTGCTCCGGATCCAAAGAAAGGTTCCAAGTATGTCTTATGTTCAGGCATATGGCTAATTATCCAGCTGGCCATACTCCATTTCGAACCTGGATAATGTAAAATTCTTGGTATCACCATTTTTACTCCTTTCTAACCCACATAAATTACTAAACTTCTTCAAATTCACATTTTGTATAACTAGATTCTTTTATTCCTCTCATTGCTACTAGTGATGGTGATCCGTAATGAACCTAGTAAACTTAATAATTCTTATATTATTTGAATAAAATAAAGGAAATTTTATCTCTTTAGCTAATAATTAAATAACGATTAATTTTAGGAGGTCTTATAATGGGTAAATTCACACCACATGTTGCAACCTTGGAAATTCCGGTTTCGAATCTAAAAAAATCACTAGATTGGTATTTAGCTATCTTTGACTTAAAAGTTCATTATCAAGATAGTGTTACTGCTATGCTTACATTTGAATCTAAAGGCGTACCAACAATCTACTTGGTCGAAACAGAAGAATTAAACAAACTATCATTCAAAAATACAATTACAGAAAACGTACATAGCATAATCGACTTCTTCACTCCTTCATTAGCCGAGTTTCATAGTTGGCTTAAAGAGCAAGACGTACTTGTCGGTACATTAAATATTGATCCCAACCACGGCTATGGAGGTTTTAGTTTTCAAGATCCTGACGGAAATTTACTTGGTGCAACAAATGTTTTGCATCCTGGGCAATAAATAAACTGCTTATCATATTAGAATTTCATATTATTTCTTTATCCTCTGTATTTTCCAAAGCATATCAAGTGGTAAAATCACTTGATATGCCTCCATCATTAAATATGTGTTTCTATCTTTACCATAGGTAATCCCAGATTTTTTCTATTTTCATTGATGCGTTCTAACCCAACCTCGCAATATTCTTTCTGTAATTCAAACCCTATCCATCTTCTATTTGTATTGTCACAAGCTACCGCCGTTGTAAATCCGCCCATACAATTATCCAAAACTATTTCCCCTTCATCTGTGTATGTTTTAACGATGTACTCAAAAAGCGACAAAGGTTTTTGAGTGGGATGAAAGGTTTTACTATCTCTTGGAAAATCCAAAACGCTCTTAGGAAAGTTTTTGTATCTTACATAATGTGATTTTGTTAATGTTGCATTTCGTTCGCCTAGAACTTTCATTTTAGGACTTTTTTTCACTTTCTTAGCCTGTATTGGTATTAAGCCCTGCGGATGATACGTTGGTAATTTTTTATAAAATACACATACATTTTCATGATTTTTCAATGGCATTCGGTTTGCATTTGGAAATCCTGTTATATGATTACCTTTCTTCCAAATCCATTCGTATCGAAACCACTTCATATTTGATGCAATTAATGCCGTAGTAAACGGTTGACTCGCCGTAAGAACAATAGCACCATTTTCTTTAATAACCCTTTTGTATTGTTCCCAAAGTGGTTCAAACGGAATAATGCTATCCCAATTACATTGTGTCGTTCCGTAAGGAAGATCACATAGAATAAGATCGATTGAATTATCAGGAATAGACTTCATTCCTTCTAAGCAATCCATTTGATAAATAGTGTTTTCTTTTAAACTCATTTTCTTTTCTCCTCTCAAAGATGTATAATAGGTATTATCCGAACACCTGTTCTATCTTTGAGAGACTTTTAAAGTCTCTTATTCTATTAATCCCTCTTCTTTTAATCAAATAGGGATAACTGTTCATATCCATTTATAACTGGTTCTGTGACAACTATTTGCTCCTTCTCACTAAACTCTTGGTTATAAGTGTCTAGTACTTCCTCCATTTCTCCAAACCAATGGAGTGGAAAACATCCTCTAAAACCTTCGAATTGTCCGTTTTCGTATTGATCATAGAAGTAGCAGCTATCCACCAAACTAATCTTTAATTTCTGTTCTGGATACTCCACTTTCAAACGAATAAAATACTCTTTTAGCTCCGTTCCTCTATATCCTGGCTTCCTCCATACCAGCTGTGCTTTATAGACCTTCTCTTTGTCATAATCACTTACCAAACATGGTCCTTTCGGTTCTGCTGGCCATTCTTCTTTAATCTTTTTTATGATTTGAAAATACCTTGATTGGTAACACCCCTTATGCGCTTTACTATCTGGGAATACCGATACATAAAAGTAGTTAGGACCATTAGGAAATAAAAAGTATGTTTGGCCCTCTATTAGTACTGTTGTATTGGCAGTATCCACGCATATTCCTTGGATCATTTCACTTGTATTCATATCTTTTACCTCTTGGGTATAGCACCCCATGTTGCTTGCTATACGGATTTTCCTTACGTACTTCTTGTTTGCCTAATCCTTCCTCGTATACTGTTAGGACTTGTAATACTTCGCAATCGAGACTGACTGCTTTTGTTACTACGACTCTTCTTGCCACTAACAGCACCCTTTCTTAGTTTTTTTAGTTTATCTAGCTCAATAAAGCCCAATGATTCCTCATAAGCCAGTACCTTTAGTGGAATATCGAACTTGTATTCATAAATCTTTTTCTTAAGCAAAAACTCTTTTGTTTCTGCTCCTTTGATGTCGATTACTTCCACGGATCCATCCAAGTTATGAATCTCAAAATCTGCTACATATTCAATCTTTCGGACTTTCGTTCCATCTGGTTTGGTATATGCTTCTTGAAGAAGGAATCTAGGTTGGCATTTAAAAGACTTGATTTGTTTTGCTTGTAATAGCCATTTGAGCTGCAAGTAATATGTAGCTTCGGCTTGGCTGTCAAAGGTGATATTATCTACCACTGTCTTTTTATTGCCATACTTATTTCTTGCCATATAGGTGCTCCTTTCAGGCTCACTTCAATGCTCTTATACGTTCTTGTAGTGCAATTCTTCGTTTTTCTAATTCGTCAGAATCCATTTGCTGCTCTTCGTGAGAATTTCCACTGTCCCAATACTCTGGTATTTTTTCTTTTCGTATAGGAGCAAAGCCTTTCCTTTGGCTAGCTTGTTGCTGACGATTAGCCTCAAATTGTTCTTGCTCTTTTTGGACATCCTCAGCAGTTCGTATTCCTTTTTTAGACCAGCTGTTTAAGATAGACCTGGCATAAGGATACTTGGCGCCATTCTCTGAAGCTTTACGGAATGCTAAGCAAATTACCTCTTCTTGTAGACCATCTTTGTCTATAAAGCTATTTATCTCCTGAATCTGTATTGGAGAAGGTTGTCCACTAAAGCAGATCATGTATTCATCAAAATAATTTGAACGCTTAGTAACAGCAGCTGTATTTGTTTCGTTTTTGTTTTGTATAGGTTTAAGTATCTGTTTAGGTATAGTCAAGTCCTGATTAGGAGATTGATATATTGATTGGTCGGTGTATTGGTCATCTGATTGGTAATAATATAGGTCAAATGAGTTGACCAATAATGATTTCATTTGATAAATAGGAGCTTTTCCTTTTTTACCTTTCTCATATTCAATCAGATTATTTTCGATAAGCTTTTTTCGAGCGTCTACTAGACCTTGTTTTGAAAGTCCAGTTAGCTTCTCTACTGTTGAATTGGGAGCATTGAATCGTTCTTTCCATCCAGTCATATTGTTTATGGTCATTAATGTATGCCATAAAGCAATTGCACTTGTGTTAAGATCGTTCAGTAGCAACCAATCCCTAAAAGCCTTCAACTCTTTAAGATAGTTCACGTGATCACACCCGTTTATTCAGTATTATTTCTTTCTGTCTTTTATTTAGTAAGTAATCACCCTTGCCCGCATTACATTCTTTACAAGCAGTTACCAAATTAGCTATTCCATCAGAACCACCTTTAGCCCTAGGTACAATATGTTCAATTTCCAGAGTGGTATCATGTTCTCTAGGATTTCGACCACAGTATACACACCTGAAATTATCTCGAGAGAATATTAAAAACCTTTTTCTTAATAAACCTGTGGAAACATGAGATAATTCATTATTTAGAAATTCTTTTAAACAATTTATACAGTAATAATCAGTTTGTTTTTTCCAATAAACGCAGTAAACATCTATATTGGTATCGCAGTATACACATTCAATACCTTTCTCACATATTTCGCATGCTTCAAGGACTTCATTCAATGATAACTTAGTAGCCCATTCATGAAATTGTTTTCTGTAATGACCGTTCATGCTGTTTAACCCCTCCTATCTCCTATAACATATCGCAAAACCATCTCTAACAGATTTCACAACATAATCTGGATAATGTCGCATATACAGTAGGACAAGTGTCTTTAAATGGTCCCTATCCTGCGCTTCTTTAAACAGTCTTTCTGGCAAGAGCACACGATAGGGAACTTTATTACCTATCATTCAAAATCAATACTTCCTTGATCAAAACTAGGCTTTTCTTCTTTTGATTCATTATCTATTTCATAATCAATAATGTTTGCATTATCATCTATTGTTGATTCTTCTACTTCATCTGTTATATCCTTTAATTCACGTTCTTCATTTTCGTCTTCTGAAACAGCCTTCTGCATTTCAACAGAAAGAATTCCCCATTTACTTAGCATATTTCTCACTACCGTTTTCATGGCCATTGCATCATAATCAGACTTCCATACGTTATTCATAGCCTTCTTATCCTTCATCTTATTGTGCTTAATACGATGAGCTTCTACTTCATCTCTTGTCCAATAGACTGTCTTTTCGAAGCCGTTTGTTAGTTTAAAAAATCCGCAATAACCGATTACTTTCTCACTAACCTTTCCGTCTAGGTCTAGCTCCATTTCCTCCGTAATTCTGTTCCAACGCTTTAACTCACCTTCATATATAGGACTAACGTTAATATTCTTATATTGACCTGTTCTAAGGGCCAATTGGATATAGCCTTTGTATCCTAATTGAAACTGTGCTGCTTTCACTCCTTTTTTTGAGTCGTAGAAAGGAACAATCCATGCATAACCGAGGTTCTTGTCCACTGGTAAGTCTAATGATGCAGCAACCATTGCACTCGAGATAATAGACATTGGTTCTGCAGCTTGAAGCCCTGGATCTCCGTTATATAAGTTCAAAATAGAAGCCATAAACTGTGGTGCTTTTTTTGAAAGAACTTGTTCAAATTTCTTTTGCATGGTCGGTGTATTTAGCAAGGATTTCAACCCTAAATTTTGTGCTGATACTTGCTGTGGTGTTCCACTTTGTTTATTTGCTAACTGGTTCTTTAGCGCTTGATTAGTAGCCATTATTTAGCCTCCTTCACTGCGAATTTACGGAAGGAAGAAGGTTTCAACACATTCTTATAAACATCTGGGTACTTCTCTTTAAGTGTCTTAGTATCCACTCTGTTTTGAACTTGATTCTTCCAAGAAACGATGTAGCTATCAACTATACCTGTTTCAGCATCTTTTAACTCAGCTTTTATTTTGTTTTCAATTTCAGTCTTTGCTGTTTTAACCAGCTTTTCATCTGATTTAATCTTTTCATATTGTTCAAGTAAAGATCTATAATCTGCTGGAAGAATAATTTCTTTATCTTTCTCCGCTTTATCGTATTTTTCTTTTAAATACTGTTCAGCTGCACTCGAACCATCAAGTTCTGGTGGATTACCTTGCTGTACGTGGTACTCCCAAAAATGCTTTTCTGCTTCAAAAATCATATTGATAAGTTCTTCATCACGCTCTATTTCTTTCCATATGAACTTGTTACCGCCAACTAAAACAGCAATGTATCCTTTTTCTTTTCCAGTTACTCCAAGATAGTGTTGGACCTGAACTAGATAAGTTGCTGGAATTTCATCTGCTTCCCACTCCTTAGCAAGATATGCTGAAGCTGTTTTACATTCTAAAATGGCGGATTCTCCAACAACCATGCGATCTAAGTTAGCCATAATATATGGATAATCTGGATGACTGTACATATAGTTGGAGCGACGTACCTTCTTCTCTGTTCTTTTTTCAAACTCTTTAGCAACCACATTTTCCATTTCATTTCCCCAGTAAATTGCCTCGTTACTGATTTCAGCTGGCTCAACTTGTCCAGTTTTTTCAAGCCATAATTCAAATGCAGTACGATATTTATTTAGTCCTAAGATTATCCCTGCATCACTTCCGCCTATACCTTTTGTTCTTGCTAATAACCAATCATGCCGAGACATTTCTTTCGAGGGAATTGCATTTTCATTAATTGCCATTAAACATTCCTCCAACATTGATTTTTTAATAGAATCTGTTTACTATAGAAGTAAGTGTTTTAATACATGTGCTTTACTTAAGCCCACTCTGCCAAGTGGGCTTTTATTCTGCTGTTTTGAAGATAAAACCAAACTCTTCATTCAAGTATCTCTGCAAATTACTTTGCAGAATGGTCTCTCCGTTATATTCAGCCACTGAATCCCCTTCAATAATTTCATCACCGTAATAATCTAATCCAGCATGTTCTATTTCTTCTTCCAATTCTGCTGGGTAACCAAGTTGATTGATTTGTGTAATTAGTGGATGTTCTAGCAATCTAATTCCTCCTTTCTATAACGTTATCAAAGATCAATGTGGTGCTTATTCACACCATGACAAACAGGAAAGTATCTTCAAATGAGGGGGATATTTGAATTTCCTGTTCATCATGGCAGGAACAAGAGTTCTTGCCACACTGTTTTAACAGTGATAAAATAAAGCTAATCTATTGTTTGAGATTGTGCAGTTAGTTAAGTTGCCGCTTAGCTAGCTGCTTTTTCTTTTTGTAAATCATAGATTTTCTTACGATATTGAAACTCTATATCAAGTAATAAAGCTGGATTAGCTTTCATTTCTCTACAAAGTTTACTTACTTCCCTAGCCTTCATTAATTTGCTTGCAGATAAGATAAATTTCATCTTGTTACCCTCCTTATATTTTCATTACAATCGCAGATAGAATACCTTGGCTTTTTAATCTTTCCGTTACTTCAACTAGTTTTTCCCGGTCCACTTTTCGTTGCTCCAATCTCTTTAGTTCACGTACCGACTTTATATAATCAATTGCATATCTTTCTGCTTTCTTTAAATCTCCAAGCATTAATGCATGTTCACTTATACTAAGGCATGCCATAGCTGCTCTATGCTCTGCTATTACTTTTTTCTTGTCCTGCTCCAAGAATTGATTGATTTCCATATTTACCTCCCTGCACGTTCCTGGAAAAATGTTTCTTTTCTAATCGTTTCAAACTGTGATACAGACGGAATGATGACTCTGTCAGCAATCGCTTCTTGAATCCAGTTCTTTACGAGGATTTCGTAATCTAGATCCCAATTTATCCGAAGTGCAGCTAGTACACAGTCAGATGCTTGTTGGACGTCTAGAACTTCTTCCGCATATTTAAGCATGTCATGCCTCATAGACTCTGAAATGGGATCGTTGAATCTTAGTTGTTTACTCATATGTAGTAATTTCTTAGCTGCTTCGATTGCACCAGTAGCTTGTTGAATAAAATTAGTTAATTGATTAGGAATTGATTGCAGAAGCCATGGATCTACTGGCGGTAATGCTAGTCCGTATATATGCTTGATTTTTTTCAATGCCGTATAATCTTTTAGAATGGAGCACCATTCTTGGGCAATTTCAAAGGGAACTTGCGATGTTCCTTGCTCCATTCTTGTTAATCTTTCAACTGTAATTCCAAGGGCTTCGGCCATATACTTTTTCGTGCGTTGTTCCTCTTGACGTGCCCGCTCTCTTGAAATTCTTAAGATATCTCCTATCGCTGAAGGAGAGTAAAGTCTTGTTTTGCTCAAAGTGTTCGCCACTCTGTTCGCCTCCATCTATTTAGTTTTCAAGAATACAATATTAATAGGTTAAGATACTTTTCTAGGTATCCAATTTTCGATATAGCGTAAAGCTGCCTGTAATTCTTTTCGTTTTACATCTTTATAACTAGCGACGCCAAAACGATCCTTTATTTCTCGGTAAAGTTCTCTAAATAATTTTGGCCGCAATTGAGGGTCATCACAGACTTCATATACTTTGGTTGCCACACCTTTTTGAAGTCTTCGTTGCTCTCCATAATCTAAGGTTATTTGTTCGTCTACCTTCTGATCTACTTGACTAATTAATTTTCGAATTTCATGTTGTTCTTTAATTATGGACTCATGCCCCTCAACCAAATCTGCTGTAGTTCGTAATACAGTCACAAGTGCTTGGTCTTTTGATAATGGAACAACATTTTCCTGAATGGTATAGTACTCATCAACTAACATTTCATAGGCATCCCATGCCTGATCAGTATTGAGTGACTTTGCATGAAGCCATGCCCCTTTTTCAGTCCATAGATAAAGTTTGTTTACTCTGTTTAACGATTCATCAAATTGATGATTCCTTTTAAATTCTTTTAAATCTGTTCCTTCTAGAAGGAAGTAATGTTTCTCTGCCTTGTATCTGCTGATATTACGCCCGAAATTATTATTAATAATTCTTGGTTCAGTTCTATAAGCTTCAGCTAATTGAACAGTAGTTAAAACTCTTTTTCCATTTAGAATAGTTGGTTCTAATTGATTCATTACATGGCCTCCTTGTTAGTTTTTAAGGATTCCTTTTTTAGTTTATCGCTGATAATTCGGTAAATTATTTTGTGGGCTTCCCTCTCTGCTAATTTATAATTGGGGCCCTTTATGACTGTTACTTTCACTTTGGTACCACCTTTCTTACTACCTTTTGTTATATTTTTAAAATTACAGTCTGAAAATTTCACATTATTCATTTGTTAAAGCCCATTAACGCTTTGAAACAATAGAAGGATTTTCCACTTCCTTGTCGAATTTTGACACTGGAAGGAGGTGGAGAAGTTGGATAATAATAATCAATTGAGTTTTCAAGATTTTCTACACTACTTTACAAATTTTTGTTCAGAAGATCTTATTAACAAACACGCTGAAAGTTTTAAGCAGGCGTTAATTGATAAATCTGATGATGGTAAGCTTGATTTAACAATTAATGAAAACTTACAATTTGTTTTTAAAGAATTTTTCCTAACGTCGACTATGGCTAATCTTGAAATTTTGAATGAATATCATCGTTTTCTTCTTGCAAACGTTGACGAAATTCTTTCCCAATCTGACTAAAATCTAATTTCTTTACATCCACTAAAACAGGCAGTATACTAACTTCTTTTTCAGCAGCATCTTTGTGTGGTGTAACTAATTCCAAGACAATTTCAAATGACTCTAAGCAAGTCATTGTTTTTAGAACTTCTTCTAGTTGATCAGCCGCTAACTGAATTAACTGTTGAAGTTCTTCTAAATTTGAAATTTTGTAGATGCTGGTATTTTGTTTACTTATGGGAATCGCCTCCTATTCTGACTTGAGTTACCTGCTGTCTAATTTGTTCTATCTTTTGGTTCAAATCGTCACCACCTCTAAATAAAAATACACACTTCGTGACATTAATCTTCAAAAAAAATTATCCAGTCGAAATCTAAAGCCTGAGAGATTTTTTTGGCAACAGTTACTGATGCATTTCTATCTCCCGACTCTATCATTGCATAAGTTGATCTTGCTATTTCGGCTTGTTTAGCGACCTCCGATTGAGTTAAGTCTTTCTTAACTCTTAAATCAATTAACCACTGTCTCATAAACCGCCTCCTCTCTCCATGTCACATAATGTGTAACTAAAATATACTACACATTATGTGACTTGTAAATATAAAATTACACATTTTGCAGAAAAACTTTTCAAGTCACATTTTGTGACGTTATAATAAAATAAAAGTATGGAAGGGAAAGGAAAATACATGCTTGGTAAAAGGCTCGAATCATTAAGAAAAAAAGCCAAATTAAGACAAGAAGATGTTGCTAAAATTATTGGTGTAGGTAGAACTACATACGCTATGTATGAACAAGGAAACCGTCAACCTGATTATGATACCTTATTAAAAATATCTAAATTTTTCGAGGTAACTACCGATTATCTAATTTCAGGACATAATAATATAACTATTGCAGGTCAGCAGATTAACCTTACTGAAGAAGAATATAAAATTTTCGAAGAACTGAAGAAACACCCTATCCTTTTCCATGACCTTGCTAAAGATCCAGAAAAGAAAATTAAAGAACTCATCAGATTACAGAAAGCTAGAGATATGTTTCTAAAAGAAGATGATGATGAGAAAAAGGGATATGGATTTGGAGAACTAGATGATGAATAACACGATTACTTGTAATCGTGTATATTTTTAACATCTATATGGTAATTAAGCACTAATTTTGGATTTATAGGAAACAGGTCTATATACGTATCTTTTCAAAATACTCCTTCAACTTCCTTCCAAAATTAATTTTAACTATGAAAACATCTACTTTAGGAGTTAGACAATGCAACAAATCAAGACAACCACAGATAGATGGGAGAAAAAAGCAAATATAGTCCTTTCACATTTTAACTACCTACAACCAGATGAAATTGATATGTACGATATTTGCTGGCGATATGGAGTCAATATCAAACCATTAGACGTTAACTTCTTTGACCCTAATTTTGATTATGAGTCTATCAAACATCTAAAATCCTACGCTATTCCTGACTCTGTGGGTAGACGCGGCACCATCTTCATTCGGCCAGAGCTTGATCCTATTGAAAAAAGACTTCTTCTTGCAGAAGAGTTTTGTCATTGCTATTCCCACTATTCTTCACAGCTATTAACTGATGAGCATATTCGCAACAAACAAGAACACCAGGCGAAAAGGATGGCTGCCTATCTGCTTATGCCGAATAAATTCTTAAAGGAATTATACAAAACAGCCATCAATGAACCAATCCTGATTTCTGACATTGCGGATCACTTCCTTGTGACAGAGGAATTTGCACACTATCGGTTGGAGTTGATTTATCAACATAAGGTAGATGGGTTTGTTCAGATAAAAGAGAGATTGTGGAGTTTGGAGATGTTCTAAGTCTCTGTTTAAATTAACAAGAAGTATAAATAAACTTAATTATTATTTAGGTTGGAGGACTATCTATGGTTGAACGTTTTACTGAATTAAGTGATTCGCAACAAAAAAATATTTACCCTTTCTTAGATAAGGCACAAAATCATGAATTAAGCAAAATAAGAAATCTCTATCAAATTAAAGGTGGACAAAACTTAATACAATTTAGAGAGAATGTTCTACATGGTTTAATGATGGAAGAAATAGAGTTTAATTATTTCATAAATTGGTTAAATGAAGTATATTTAGAATCTAATAATACACTATTTGTTTATGAGCCCGATAATATTTCTATATTTGAAAAGTATAACAAGGAGAAAATTATAGAAAAAGCCGAAAAAATAAAAACTAATATTTTTGATATAAATATCGAGAATCTTACAGATATAGAATTAACAAATGTAAAAGTTTATGATGAGCAATTAGTTCTCACTCTTGTTTCTCCTTGCTTCGTAATTCAGCAAAAAATAAAGAATGATGTTCCAAACTTTACTAAGGATATCTTTTTAGCTTATATAACAATTGACTATACTACTAAGCAGTTTGTTTTATCAATGCCTCCAATCAGCAATCTATACTCTTTAAATGGCATTAAAAAGAAAAAAGAGATGGATGAAGTCTCTTTACAATTCATTAAATACTTTAAGAAGCAATTAATCCCTTTTAACTCTGCCAATCCTGATTGGATAATTGATGCATTATTTGATATAACTGAGGAATATTTTGACCATAATAATCCTATAATTACTAAAAAATTAAACTTGTTTAAAGAAAAAACATTAACAACAATTACTACCCTAATTGCAGATGGTGAAGAAATGCTTCAATTAAATTCCAATACGAATAGAATAAAAAAAGAAATAATAGAATTATACGAGCGCCAACTAATTGCAACCTATGGTATTATTGAAAAAGAAACAGTATTTAAAATTTTTTTTAATGAGTCTGGAAAAGGTGTAACATCATTTAGAGCAAATGCACGAGGTAAAGCATTGGATTATGCAGATTCCTATGAGATAGTTAAAAAGATGATTGAAAATGCTGATATAGCCTCCATAGGAATTACTTACATCCACAATGGAAGGGAATTCCCTTATAAAATTGTCAAGGAAAACGCTTATTACTCATTAAAAAGAATTAGTAAAGCGTTGACTGAAAAGGAGATTGTTGACAATGTACTTCGTCAGCTTAAAAAATATAAATCAGGAGAAGAATTTACTAATACCACAGAAGAAGCTTAATCAGATAAGTGAACATCTAGATACATTAATGCCTAATCAATCTATTTCACCAAGATATTTATCTAGAATCACAAGATTAGAGCTAAAAAAAGTAAACCAATTACTTTCAGAATTATCTTTTAGAGATTTATTAGACGTTAGATTTATTATTTATTGTGATAATGAAGACCCTGATATGGTTCATGCATTCGACTTTACTTCTGAAAATGAATTATTAGACTTTATTAGGAACAATGATTGTTGCCCTCTCTGTGATGCTAATTTACTTACTTCTAATATAAGAGTTTCTTTTGTAAAAAAGGACATTCCATATAAGAAGGTGATAAATAATGACTGATACAATTTTATATAATGAATATACAGATTATTCCCCTGATGATAAAGTCTGGTTACCAATTCCTAAGGAAGAGTATTCTAAATTTGATAAATTAATTGATAATGTTATTTCATCTTTTGAATCAGGGAGCAAAATGGAAAAAGGAAATAGTTTAGAACACTTAATGACGTATATTTATAGCCGTTTTAAACATATCAGAGTTTATCATAATGTAAGAAAATCCGATAATCAAATTGACCATATTTTAGAGTTTATTGATGGGGTTACTCCTTCATTTATAAAAGATAATATTGGTATTAGATTAATTGGAGAGTCAAAAAACCATAAAAAATCAATATCTCCAAGAGAAGTAAGTAATTTGGATGAACTATTAAGAGATAATAAATCAAGACTAGGTGTCTTTTCTTCCTATAAAACATTTAGTAAAGGTAAAACTCTTTGGGTAAATGCCGAAGGAAAAAGAAGGAAACTGGCTCTTTGGAATCAATATAATAGAATAATCATCGGGTTTACGATAACTGAATTATCTACTTTAAAAGAAAAAAATTTTTATTCATTGTTAAAACAAAAGTTTGACCAAGTTATTGATGAACTTGATGATTGTAATACAGATGATAGTTATAAACTTCCCTATAATGAAAGATTATTTAACTCTTTATCGGAATTACATCAAAAAGGTATTATTAATCAAGCTGCATTCGAGCTAGGGCAAAAACAAATTGAGAGTAAATATGGTGAACTAAATTTATGA